GGAAGAAGATCAGCATTGACGAAGCTAAGTACGTCACTGATATCTCAACTGATGACTTGGAATCGAAGGGTGGAAAGATCGGTGTCGTCTCTCAGACAAATGACGACATATCGTCAGCTGCTAATAAGCTTGCGCAATTAAAGAAGATGAAAGGATAGTTATAGACATGGCAAAAGGTTTAGATGTCGGTACATCGTTCATCGTCCTCTCATCCGAGGGCGAGGGTGGCACCGTTGAGTACAAGGATTTCAGAGACGCTTTCTACGTGATCAAGCCCACAACTCCGATCGCCTCCAAGATGATCGAGAAGGGCCTCGCCGGAAAAGTTTTCGTAAAAGATACAGATGGGTCGTACATCATTCTCGGCAAGGACGCCATTGAAAAAGCTGTGGAGCGCAATGATTCTGCGAAGCGTCCCATGTATCGCGGCGTCGTTTCTTCGAAGGAGAAGGACGCGAGAAGAATCCTGTCCTACATACTTAAGGAAGTTGCTGGTAAGGCCACGAAGAAGGGCGAGAAGCTCGTCTTCTGCGTTCCTGCACAGCCAGTAGATCAGGAAGATGATGATTTTGATGTTGGCTACCATGAGGACGTTGTCAAGAAGGTCCTCGAAGAATGTGGTTATGAAGCTCGGGCGATCAATGAAGCAGAGGCGCTATGTTACTCGGAGCTTGCGGACGATGACTATACCGGTGTTGCCTTGTCTTGGGGCGCGGGTATGGTTAACGTTTGTGTCATGCTGAACGGTGAACCCATACTCAAGTTCTCTACCACGAAGTCGGGAGACTGGGTCGATCGCATGGCAGCCGTCGCCACAGGTGAGACGGACTCCGTCGTTCAGGCGGAGAAGGAACAAGGTGATTTCACAATCGCGAAGCCCAATGACAATCAGGTCCTCGCCGCGGTTGCCACTTACTACGATCGACTCATTGACTACACCACGAAGCAACTTGCTTCTGCGATGGATGGTCACAAGGCGCTTCCAAAGTTCAAGGATCCACTACCAGTCGTGGTCGCCGGCGGCACCACTAAGGCGAAGGGATTCGTGAAGCACTTCGAGAAGAAGCTTGTCGAGAATGGTTTTCCTCTTCCTGTCAAGGAAGTTCGCCATGCCTCTGACCCACTCCACGCAGTCGCTCGTGGCTGCCTCATCGCATCTCAGATCCTCTGATGGACGTTGAAGTGACCTGGAAGGTCTCGGAAGACTTCAACGGTCTTCTCGAGTCCATTCTTGCATGCAAACGGGAGCTGACGAAGTGCTGCTTCGCCAAGTTCGGTTCTGCAAAGATCTCTGAGTATAAGGTCTTTGCACCACAGAAAGTCTGTGAACTCCTTCAATATGCCGAAGGAAACAAACCGCTCAAGGACAAGAAGTTAGATTCTTACTGCCACAAAGCAGTGTCCGACTTCGACCAGTTCAGACTCTTCAAGACCAAGATGTTTGGAGACGGAGTAGTTAGAGTCGAAGCGAAGTTCGAAGTCGGTGAAGGAATAGGAAAGTATTGGTACGGCGACGTCGTGCTGACTTGACAAACGTGCCTCTCATGGACTACAATTGACGCATGTCTGACGAGCGACCGATCTTCGTGATCGACGGAATGAACATGTTCCTCCGTTCTTACAGTGCTTTCCCACAGATGTCCTCACATGGGTATCAGATGGGAGGCACCGTAGGATTTCTAAAATCACTACAACGACTTTGCCGAGAATTTCAGCCAACAAGCGTCTATGTCACGTGGGAAGGCGGAGGATCACAGAGACGTCGAAAATTATATCCCGACTATAAGGCCAATAGGAAACCTGGCAAGTTAAATCGATTTTACGGGGAGGACATTCCTGACACCGAGGAGAACAAGCAGCATCAGCTTGTGACACTTCTCGGTGCCCTAAAGAACGTTCCCGTCTGTCAGGTATATGTGTCTGATTGTGAAGGCGACGACATTGTCGCTTTTCTCGTGAGAGGTCCGTTTCGTGACAAGAATGTCGTTATTGTGTCCGCCGACAAAGACATGTACCAGCTTCTTAGTCCTGAGGTGAAGATCTATTCACTGTACAGGAAGAAGTTCATCACTGACGAAGACCTGTTCGAGGAGTTTAGAATCAGGGCACACAACTTCGCGTTGGCCAAGTGTCTATGCGGCGATGATTCAGACAACATACCGGGTGTTCAGGGTTTTGGTTTCAAGAGTGTTGCAAAGAAGTTTCCAATGCTCGGGAGTGACGACACGATCATCCTGCAAGATATCATCAATTACGCACACACTCAGAAGGGCGTCTTGTACAAGCGTCTCGTGGAAGAAGTGTCTGTTGTCAATAGAAACTGGCAGCTCGTTCACTTAGACGGCAGCATGTTGTCGGGAGATCAGATGAAACGCGTCGAACACGTCGTGGATACATTTAAGCCAGTTGTAAATAAGATGGGTCTCATCAAGCTGTTACTGAAGGAAGGGATCAGCGATTTTGACTATGAGGGTTTCTATTATGATCTCTCGTGCGTCGACGGGCTGAGGTTCGCTTCGGAGATTAAATGATGCAAGATAACGAAAATAAGCTTAACGGAGTTTCCTTCGGACAATTTGGAAAGTCCTTTCAAGAGAAGTTGTGTCAGGCACTTCTTGTGGACAATAAATTCTCCGAACAGATGATGGAAGTCGTCGATATCTCCTACTTTGAGGTCAACTATCTCAAGTTTCTTGCCGACAGATACTTCTCGTATTCTCGAAAGTACAAAGTCTATCCTTCTCTCCAACTACTCGTCACCATCATCAAAGACGACCTGAAGTCAGGTACCGACGTCATTCTTCGAGATCAGATCATCGACTACCTCCAGCGGATGAAGGTCAACCCCGATCCAGGCGATCTTCAATACGTCAAGGAGAAGTCTCTCGAGTTCTGTCGCAAGCAGGCCCTCAAGAAGGCACTGGAGTCTGCCGTCGATCAGATGCAGGCCAACAAGTATGAGTCCATCGTAGAAACGATCAAGAAGGCCGTCCAGGTCGGCACGGCTCCTTCTGTCGGTCACGACTTCTTCAATGAGATGGATGCACGATTCACCAAGCTGAAGCGTGACACCATTCCAACTCGTCTCCCAGAACTCGACAAGAAAGAGATCCTCAACGGTGGATCCGGCAAGGGTGAACTGCTCTGCGTTGTTGGCGCATCTGGTTCGGGTAAGTCCCACTGGCTCACAATGATCGGTGCCAATGCTCTTCGCGAAGGCAAGAATGTTCTCCATTACACATTCGAACTTTCGGAGACAGCCGTCGGCATTCGATACGACTCAAACCTCTGCGACATGGATTCCAATGAAGTCATGGATCGCAAGGAAGAAGTAATGAAGTTCTATGAAGAATCTAGACTTGGTCGTCTCTTCATTAAGGAATATCCTACAAATACGGCGTCTGTGTACACTCTGAAGTCACACATCGAACGTCTTGACTTAAAGGGGTTCAAACCAGACATTGTCATCATCGACTATGCAGACATCATGCGCTCCTCTAGACAGTTTGATTCTTTGAGACACGAATTGAAGCTCGTCTATGAAGAACTAAGAGGCCTCGCGATGGAAATTGGCGTTCCAATCTGGACGGCATCTCAATCAAACAAAGAAGGTGCCAACAGCGAAGTCATCGACATGACAAATATGTCTGAAGCATATGGCAAAGCCATGATCTGTGATGTGATTGTCTCGGTGTCTCGCCGACCACACGAGAAGGCCGGCGGCTGGGGTCGCCTCTACGTTGCGAAGAACCGTGCAGGACGTGACGGACTCGTGTATCCCATTAAGATCAACACGGCACGAAGCAAGTTTGAGATTACAGGCGAATCAGACTCTCCAGATACAGTGACTGCCTCTGATGAAGAGATTCAAAAGCAAGCACTGAAAGCCAAGTGGAAAGAGCTAAAAAACGAGTTTAAGAGTCCAGCAACGACATGACGTGGTATAATCCTACTCGAGTCACTTAGTTCTCTCGAAGCTCAAAAAAAGTTCTCTATATGAGCAGGTAAAAATATTTATTGATCTCAAAAGACGGTTAAACAATGACGACACACACACAAGAAGAAGCTTACGCAAGTTCGTTGGAGTATTTTGGAGGCGATGAATTAGCAGCCTCTGTGTTTCTCTCGAAGTACGCACTTCGAGATTCCTCAGGTGCCCTTCTCGAGGCTACTCCGGCGCACATGCACAGACGCCTCGCCAAGGAGTTCGCGCGCATTGAGGCAAAGTATCCCAATCCTCTGA